TGATTTATTTGTTGGGAAATATGAATTGTCTAGCATTCTAGATTTTCCCGAGGATCATGTATACGATGAACTTGTACCAGTAGTTGGTACATTAGTTGGTAGATTGTTAGAAATCTACTCATTACAAGAAGTGCAAGTATTTTTAGATATGCTAAATAAGACATATCATAAATCATTCAAAGTTATTTATAATCCATCTAATAATATTACAAGCTTCTATGATTCACATGAACATCCTACATATAATATGGAAATTATTGTGAAATTGATTGTAAAAAATATTTATAGATATTTTGGAATAAAGTCTAATCCTTTAGATGAATCATATATAGTTGATAAATATCTACGTAAAGATATAAAAGAGTTTGATGTTAAAAATACTGGATTATATGATACAGTGCAAAAAGTATTAGATTTTGATTTCTTCTATTATTATAATAATTTAAAAGTATTATATAATATAGAAGGAGAACCTAAACCTGTAGTATTTGATCAATCTTATAAACACGTTATCAATAAGATCGACTCATTGACTCAATTTGTCAAGAAGATGAATCCTGGGATTGATTATAGAAGAATATATCAATCTTCTAGAGATTTAGGATCTTATGTATTAGAATTACGTAGTGTATTAGTTAAGAATATTAGATTTAAAATGGCCAAAGAAGGACTTGATAATACAGAGTTTAAAAATGACTATGTAGAAAATATGATGAGAGCAACTGAATCTATCCTATTTATGATGCAAACTGATATTAGCGATAATGATAATGAATTAATATCATTTGAAAATGAAAAATTTAAACAGACTCTAGAAAAATATACAGATATCTTATCTAAGTTATATGGTACTGATTTTAGAAAAAAATGTACACTTTTTTCATTATTTGAGGATGAGGCATTTATGCAGGCTAGATATGTAACTGGCGAGTTAAGACTAGCGGCTTTAGATCTTTGTATTAAAAAATTTGATGAAATGCAATCTAAGTAGTTGATTTATTATATATGGAGGCAGTTTATTCTGCCTCCAAATATGGTTTATTTTTTTACTCATATATTATTATCATGATAGTAGAGCATAGTTGCTACTATATTGGTCATTATTAATATATGGAGGAAAAAGAAATGACAGACATCAAAGAAAAAATTGTAAATGATGAACTATTTACAGGAGATCTAGCACTTGCTAGGACATTCGAGATTGATTCATCTAGACTTAATGAATCTACATTCGTTAATGAAAAGTTAAAGATCCTAAGTGATGTATTACGATATATTGGATATGAATATGGATCATATAAGTGTGGTAAGTTTGTTGAAAGATTGAATAGAACTTATCATGATCTATTTAAAATAACTTTCAATGATAATTTTGAAGTTGTGTTTAAAGATACAAAATTTGGAAAGATAAATTTGGATTTATGTCTGAGAATTATCTTCAAAAATTTATACCAAAATTTTAAATTAAGCCATCATTGTGCATTTAATATAGAAAATTGTATTATTCATGATGCATTATATTCTACTGCTAAAAGTATTAATAAATCTAAAGCTGAGTTTGTAATAAATATAATCATTAGAATTGTTAATATGGAATTCTTTAATTCTTATTATGATGATTTATTCAATACAACTGGTAAATCCTTACCATTTGATACCAGATTTAAACAGATAGCATTAGAGTTGTCATTGGTCGGCGATTTTATTAAAGAAATTAATAGCAACTTCCATGATACTATTATTTATAGTAATTGTAATAATCTTGGTGAATATACTCTTAAATTAAGAGATGAATTAATAGATATTATTAAGCTTAAAACAAATCAAAAAACTATTAATAATAGAAATATTAAACTATCAGCAGATGTAGCATATTCTATAATTAATTTAATGGAATATGAACTCAATACCATAAACGTTTCTATGACTTATGACTCTTATGTAAAAAATATTATAGATAAAAATATAAAACTGTTAAATGAATTTTGTAATAGAGATCTACGTAAAGACAGCATTCAACTTAAAATGTTATTAGATGGTAAAGAAGTTAAAATAGATGATTTCATTAAAGATATTAAATTGACAGTTGATAAATATTTATTTTATTAATTTATAGGAGGCAGATTTATTCTGCCTCTTTTTTTTACTTTTTTTCACTCATATATTATCATCATGATAGTAGCACAGTTGCTATTATGTAGTCATTTTTTAATATACGGAGGAAAAAGAAATGACAGACATCAAAGAAAAAATTTTAACCAATTCACTATTTACTGGCGAGCTTAAACTTGCCAAAACATTTGAGATTGATTCAACTAGACTCAATGAATCTAAATTTATTAATGAAAAGAATAAGATCATGACTGATGTAATGCATTATATTGGATATGAATATGGTATGTCTAAGTGTGATGTATTTATTGAAAGAATGAATAATGCTTATTTTAATTTATTTAGGATAGACCGTAATATTGGTAAATATGATATTAAACAAACAAAAACTGAATTTGGAGAACTCAATATTGATTTATGTTTAAGAATGGTATTTAAACATTTATACAAAAATTTTGATTTATCAGCATTTGGTAATTGGAATGCGGAATCAACTATGATTTATGATATTTTATATAATACTGCTAAAGGTGTTAATAAATCTAAAGCTGACTTTGTACTAAACGTAATTATTAGAATTGTAAATATGGAATTTTTTAATGCTAATTATGATAATTTGTTTAATACTAAACATAGATCTCTACCATCTAGTATGCCATTTAAACAACTAGCATTAGAATTATCATTAGTTGTAGATATTTTAAAAGACAAAAATAAAAGTTTTAATGCTACTGAATTATATCGTGAATGTAATAATCTTGGTGAATATGCTTTTAAATTAAGAGAAGAGCTAATAAAAATCATCAAGGATAAAATCAATCCTGAATTTTATTCAACTACTGTACATAGAACAGCTTCACTTGAAGTTTTAAAGTCTATAATTAATCTATTAAATTATGAACTAATTCATTTAGATTTAACTATGGATTATACACCTGATGATGTAAAGAATGTATTCACTAAAAATATAACCCTAATAAATCAATTCATTAATAAAGATATAACTGAAGAATGCGAAAAACTTAAAATGTTATTATCTGGTAAAGATGTAAATAAATATGAAGCTTCTAAAGAAATTAGATTTGTGGCTGAAAAATATTTATCTTAATATTTTATAGGATGAAATTAAAATGGTAAACTTTTCCGATGTAGCAAATAGAGATATCTTCAAATGTAGTGTAAAATTAGCAAATATCTTAGATATAACTCCAGAGTATGCTAAAGTTCCTCTACTATTTACCAAAAATTATCTAATTAGAGAAAAGATAAGAGAAGTATATTTAGGGATTAAGCCAAATAAACTATATGGTAATTTTAGCTAATTATATTGATTGCTAATATATAATAAATTGACCCATGGGAATTATTCCCATGGGTCTTTTATTTTTTTTGTAAAACTCTACTTTCTTACTAATATATTATTAATGTGAATATATGATGAGATATTTATATTATTTTATTAGGAGGGATAGCATGTTACATGTATATGTAGTCGAAGCATCTGGCTGGGTCGGAGGACAATTTATACATATGGCTTCTGACTATCATCAGTCCTTAGAGGACTGCTATGATGATTTATCAGAGGCACCTGCTGATCTTTATTTTGAAGAATTCTGTTATTAGGAGGAAATATGGGATTATTTAAATATTGGAATATTGTTGGCTCATTAGCTAATATAGAGGATTATGTTAAAACGTACGAAAACAATGAATGGAATTGTGAACCAATTCCATATAAAGCTGATGAGTATGGCCTCATCAGCAACAGACATAAAATGCCTGTTAAGAATTTTATATTTAGTGAGATTCTATTTGGTCATAATTCATATAGTCAAATGGAGAAGATTGCAATTAATAAATTAAAGCAACAAAAGACATCTGACAATATCATCATATATGTTACTGGATATACTCCAGCTGCAGTAGCTGCTATAAATGCAGCTAAGGATGTTGGATATATCCAGATCGTTCTAAAACATTTTGACAAGGATACTGGAATGTATCTTTGCCAATGGGTATACTAGGAGGTATATAATGAAAAAAGATATAATTATAATATTAATAATGCTAGTTATATCGATCCCTGGTATAATTATTACTCTAGCAAAGCTTAAATTAGCTTTGCTATTTTTACAATAAAAGGAGAAATTAAAAAATGAAAAAATATATAAATACAAAAAATATCATAGCTGTAATTGCTATTCTTATAGCAATTGTTGGCGGTGCAGTATATGCACTTTATGCACCTAAGGCTGATGCAGACACAACTGTATCTGTAGAGAAGAGAATCGAGGCTCAACAAAAAGTTGAGGCTGAGGCTGTTAAAAATCAAATTAAGAAAGTTTCAAATGAAAAGAAGATTCATGCAAGTGAATCTACGATCCATGTTGGAAGTCCAACTTCTAACAATACGCAATTTGGCCGTACGCTAAATGCGTATTGTTCTATCCCAGTACAGAATGATTCTGACTGGGCAATACTTATCACTGTAAAATTTACAGTGGTAGTGTATGATTCCGCGTGGAAGCGCGAAATCACACATGAGGAAGTTGTACAGAAAGCCATTAGGGCACACACTTCAGATGTAGTTGAATTCAAGAAGTCTTACCCTACCGCAGAATTCGTATCTGGTAGATACGATATTACTGAAGTGCGCGAGATCTTCGGGAAAGGAGTAAACTAGATGCCCGATTTCGGAACAATATTAGCTATTGCTAGCATACCTATGCTAGCGATAATAATACTATCTATTGATAGATAGTTTAATAAATAGGAGATGGGATAAATTCCCATCTCCTTACTTATATTTTTTTTTCGTCATTTTGAACACTCTATTAAATTAAAGGAGGTTTAATATGACTAAAGAACGAGCTAAGGCAGAAGAATTAATCTATAAGGTTATGGATGCTTTAGATAAAACTGGTAGTATGTCAAGATACTACGCTGAAAAATTTAAACCTATGGATGATAAAGAATTTCTAAAATATATTTCTAAGAAATTCCCATATAGATTTCAAACCCGTATATTTAAAATAGAACCAACTTTCGTTGAAATAGAAAAAGCAGCTAAGGTACTTGGAGTACCATTAATGGAAAAAGTATCTACTCCAGATTTATATAAGAATAAAGATGGAGTTCCAGTAAGTACTAAAGAAGCATTAGTTGTTTATATTCATTTAAAGAAAATGAAACAGTTCTTGACTAAGAAGAACTCTATCTCTACTAATATTGCATCTAGAGATAATAAAACAGGTAGACTTGTAGGCCATGATAAAAATGGTGCTACATCTGACCGTGAAATGGAATCTCTAGTTGTATCTGGTATGGATAATACAATTCAAGAACTTTCTAGAGCTCGTGCAGATTCACCAGAAGCTAAACAAGCTATGTATAATACAATCTCTGCTCTTGGAACAG